GCTCTTGCCGTTGCGCTTCGGCCCGGCAGCGTTCGCCACCGTCGAGGCCACCATGCCCATCCGCCAGTTCTCCACCTCGAAGCCGAAAGGCTCGAGCTGGAAGAACGCGCCCCAGGTCGTGAACTCGTCGGAGCTCATCCGCTCCTGCAGCTCACCGACCGGGATGCCGAACTGCGCCGCGAGCCGGAACCAGAGCAGCAGCTCCGGCTCGCGTGTCAGTTTTTTTCGGCGGCCTCGTCGGCACCCTTGCCGAGCCCGGACGCCTCGATCACCGCCTTGGCGATCGCGGAGACCGAGGCCCCGTCGAGCGCCGCCACGTCGTCGACCGCGTCGAACAGGCGCACGCCGTCGGCGTCGCAGAGCCCCATCCAGGCGACCCGGTGGTCGGAGACCGGCTCGCCGCCAGCCTCAGCCTCGGCCGCCCACTTCTGCAGCTGGACGCGCTCGGCGCCAGAGAGGCCCCGGACGAAGAGCTCGACGCCGGCCACGGTGATCGGACGGACCGATGCCTTGGCAAGCGTCGAGCTGATCTGTGCCCGCAGGAGATCCCGGGACGCCGGCATTACGGGGTTACCGTCGGCAGCGCGGTCAGCTCGAGCGTGGCGTTGACCACGATTTCGCCGCCCTCAGCCGTGAGGCTGTCGATCTCGAACTTCGTGAAGAAGCCGCGGACCTGCACCTGGTACGCGCCCGGGTCGGGGAGCGTGATGCGGTAATTGTGCTGCGTGCCGGCGAGCAGCCGGGTGCGCATGGCCTCGTGGGTGGTGTCGGCCGGGTCCCAGAGGAGCTTGAGCTCGACGTTCTGCGGGTCGTGCGTGCCGACCATGCGCTCGGGGTAGCTCGAGCCGAGGACGTAGGCGTCCACGACCTTGCGGGCGTATCCCGACCACTTGACCTCCTGAACCTGCGCGACCGCGGCGAACACCTCGGTCGGGGTCGCGCCGTCGCCGGCCGAGAACACCGTGCCGGTGGAAATGTATGCGGGCATCTTCTTTCTCCAGAAAAAAGCCGCCCGAAGGCGGCTGGGTTGCTACGCGCCCGGGCGGGCGATCAACGGAACACGAAATCGAAATCCTGCTGCACGACGCGGAGCGTCCGGTCGCCGTCGGCGTTGGCCTGCTCCTGCTGCTGCACGAGCGTCGCGCGCAGCACGGTCACGCCGGACACCGAGCCCGACCAGCCATCGAGGCCGGTCACGATCGCGGCGGCCACCGGGGCGACCTGCGCCATGGTGTCGCCCACGGTCTCGATCCGGAGCGTCGCCCGCTGCAGCAGCGGCGCGTTGCCGAGCGTGCGCGCCATGCCGGCGCCTGCCGTGCGCGAGACAGCGACTGCGGGCAGCTGCGGCTCCTGCACGATGACCTCGCGGTAGACCCGCTGGCCGGCACCCGTGGCGAGCGCCTTCACGCGCGCGATGATGGCGTTCTCGATGCTCATGGATCGACGAGCCTTTCGGTTGCGGTCGAGCGTTGGCGCGCGCGGCCGGCGATGCGGTCGAGCGCCTGCCCGAGGATGCGGCGGAACTCCGCCGGGATGCTGTTGCGGGTCGCGTCCCAGGCGGGGCCGAGGAACGGTCGAGCGCCCACCTTGCGCGCGGCGCGGCCCTTGGCCGTAAAGCCGAACTCGACCAAGTGCCCGTAGAAGATGCCCTTCCGGCGGCGCTGGTAGTACAGGTTGTGCAGCGCAAGGCCGCGACGGTCCTTCTTCTTCGGACCTACCTGCACGGCGACCGTCTGGTTCGCCCGCGGCGTCACGGTCACGATCTTGATCGCCTCAGCCAGTGCACCCGAGCGCGACCCGCTCCGGGCGTTGGCGACCGCCTGCTTGCGGAACTGCAGCAGCGACCGCCGCGTCGCGCGCGTGAGCAGCTTCTTCCCGGCCACCGCGTCGAGCTCGAGCAGGCGGGCCTCGAGCTCGCGCAAGCCCTCGACCTTGATGTCCGAGACGACGGGCATCAGGTGAACCGCTCGAGCGTCATGATCTGCAGCTCGCGACCGCCAAGGTCCACGTCGACGATCTGCTTGATGTCAAAGAGCCGGGTGCCGAACCGGATGCGGTCCTTCGGCGTCAGGGTCACCCCCGGGATGCCGCGCATCACGATACGGGTGGAGATGTCCGCCTGGATGTGCGAGGCGGCGAGGTACTCGCGCCCCGACAGCGGCTCGATGCCGGCCCACACGGTCGCAAGCGCCGTCCATGTCTGAACTTGGTCGCCATACGCGTCCGTGCCGTCCGTGGCGCGCTCGACGGTCACCCGGTGGCTGAGGCGGCCGGCCTTCACGCGAACGCCCTGTAATCGGCCAGAAGCATCGACACGGCCATGGGGTACGCGTTGACTATGTTGCCCACGTTCACCGCCTCGCGGTTCTCGTACCAGTGACCGACGAGCAGGCGCATCGCCTGCATCACGGGCTGCGGCACGAGCTCGGGGCCGCCATACCCGGCGACGAATTCGACCTGCACGGCGCCGAGCTTCTTGGCCGGGGTCGGCCAGGCGAAGCCGTTGCGCGGTGCGATGCGCGGGACGTTGCCTGTCAGGTCGGCCTCCCACTGGGCACTCGACCAGGTCACGAGCGACCCGGCGGTGTCGTGGTAGCGGACGGCCGTCACGGACTGGACGGGGTGGACCGGCAGGGAAAGCGGCTTGCCGGCGGGGAAGTCGTCGACGGTGCCGAGCAGCGTCCGGGTGCACAAGGCGACGCCGGTCTCGGACTCGATGTGCTGGCGCGCGGCCAGGATGAACCCGGCGAGCGCACCGTCATCGTCGAAAGTGTCGATGCGCAGGTGCGCGCGGGCCTCGGCGAGCGACAGCGGCTCAGCCGTTGGGGGTGTCAGGATGGTGATCTTCACCGGCGGGCACGACGCCGCGCAGGGGCGGGCGCCGCCTCCTCGGCCGGAGCGGCAGCGGGAGCCTCCTCGGGCTCAGCCACAGGCTCAGGGGCGGGCGCAGGCGCGTCGGCGTACTCCGCGACCATGGCCTCCTCGACCAGGTGACGGGCAAGGCGCTCGTCGCAGCGCAGCAGGTCGCCGGCCGAGAACGCGCCGAAGGCGCTGTTGCTGCCGGTCGTCTTGAACTTCACGAGCATCGTGTCTCTCCGTAAAACGATGGAAGGGGGCGGGGGCCGAAGCCCCCGCCCCCATTCCGCCCGGCAGATCAGGCCGGGACCGACCGATTAGGCCGGGGTGAGGTCGCCGGCGCGGATCGCGGCCGGGATCTCGGTGGCGAGCGCGAGACGGCGCTCGGCACGGATCGTCACGAGGTTCTTCGTGAAGTTGTCCGAGTCCGAGTCGCTCAGCTCGACGACCACTCCCTCGCGGTTGTAGATCATCGAGGCCTGCGCGAACGCGCCGACCGCCACGTTGTCGAGCGTCATGCCGACGCTGGCGACGACGGGCAGGCCGAACAGGGTCGGCCGACCGGCGACGTCCACGGCCACGCGCGCCGTGTTGCCGCTGCCCGCGACCATGAGGTCGCACTCGATCTGAGCCCAGTCCACCGGGTTCAGCACGATGCCGTCCGGCGCGTAGCCGGCGTTCTGCAGGTCGCCGATGATCTTGCGGATCAGGACGAGCTTCTTCAGCACCGTGCCGAGGTTCGCGTCGGCGTAGCCGTGCGCGGTGAAGTTCCCGGCGTTGAGGAACCCGCTGATGTTCGGCGCGGTGCCGTTGCCCGAGACGAGCTGCGTCTCGACGCGACGGTTGACGCCGTAGGTCATGCGGGCGTTGACGTAGGCCGCGAGCGCGGAGTTGTCGGCCGCGAGCTGGCGGCTGATCTTGATCCAGTGAGCGACGGTGCTCACCGGCATGTTGACCAGCGACCAGGTCAGGTCGGTCTCCGGCTTCGCCACGCCCTCGGCGCGCTCCGCGGCGTTGTTCACGAACGAGGCCTCGCGCGTGAACTCGATCGCGTTGCTCGAGGTGGCGGTCGACGGCAGGAGCGACTCGAGGGTCAGGACCGGCGCGGCGCCCGGGACGATGCCCGGCCGACGATCCGGCGCGACGTTGGCGTCGCTACCCGTGAGGGTGTTCTTGACCTCGACGCGCGCCTTGCCGGTCTGGCCGGCGGCGAACGCCTGGTACTTCTCACTCTTGACGAGCTGAGCACCCCAGGACTGGTCCGGCGCGGTCGTCTCGCCGCGACCCGAGCCCTTCTGCTCGAGCACGACCAAGCGGTCGGCCATCTCGCGCTGCTGGACGCCGAGGGCGTCGATCGCAGCCTTGGTCTCGGTCGACACGCGACCGGCCTCCTTGACCTCGCGGTCCGCCTTCTCGGCGAACGTGGCGAGGTTGCGCTCGATGGTCTCGAGCGACTTGATGACGGCTTCCGTCATGGCTTATCTCCTTCGATGGTTGGATGGGTCAACAATGCGCGGATCAAGCGATGGTCCGTGCGAGGCGCTGCAGGCGCTCCGCCACTTCCCGCTCGAACTTCGCCGCGTCGTCTGCCCCGGGGTCCCCCGCGGAGAAGATCGTCTTGGCACGGGCGACGAGCGCAGTCGCCGCCCCCTTGCTGAGGCCGCCTGCATCCCGCAGGAAGCGCTCGAATTCACGGATGGTCTCGACTTCGGCGATGGCCGCGTCGAGCTCGGCCGCCTTGACCGAGCTCAGGTCGACGCGCGCGGCGGCATCGGCCGGGAACACGACCGGCGAGACCTCGACGAGGTTCGACCACTTGCGGATCACGCGTCCGCCCTCGGTCTCCTCGTAGTCGCCCTTCTTGAGGTAGCCGCCGATCGACAGGCCGTCGATGGTGCCGTGCATCATCCCGGCGCGGACGTCGGACGCGAGCCCGAGGCCCGGCGTCAGCTCGCCCTGGACGAAGAGGCCATGGTCGTCCTCCTTCGCGGAGGTCCACTTGCCGATCGGCATGGTCCAGTCGTGGTTGTAGAACATCTTCGGCTTGCCGTTGTTCCGAAGCGTCGACTCGAAGGCGCCCTTGATGATGGTGTCACCGTAGGAGTCGACGCCGCCGAACACCGAGGCGTAGCCCTCGAAGGTGCCGGAGTCGCCGTCCATCTTGAGCTGGACGTCGGTCAGGGTCAGGGTCTTGCGGACGAGCATGGTCGTGTCCTCACTGGGCGGCCGGCGCGGAACCGTCCGCGTCGGAATTGGTGGCTGCGGCGCTCAGCGCGCCGAGCTGCGAGACGGGCGCGAGGTTGACCTGCGCCGTGAATACTTCGCCGCCCGCGTAGGGCTCGGCGTTCTCGAGCTGGCGGCACTCGTTCCGGCTGTAGATGCCGTTCTGCACCGCGGTCGAGTAGATCTCCATCCGGTCCTTCAGCGACGAGCGCAGCAGCGCGTCGAGCGAGAACTCGGCGGTCATCGTGGCGCGCTGGGCGGGCGTCATCACCCGCTTGCGCACGGCCTGCTCGATTGAGACGAGCATCGGCCGGACAGTGAACTTGTGGAACCCGTCGACGATCTGCTCGATGCCTGAGCCCCAGGTCGTCACGTTCGAGTGATGGACCAGGACGGGCGGCACGTCGAACCAGCGACAGATTTCCTCCACTTCGAAGCGCCGCGACTCCAGCAGCTGCTGGTCCTCGGGCGACAGCGACAGCTGCTGGTATTTCATGTTCGCCTCGAGCACGAACAGGCGCGAAGCGTTGCCGGACTGCATCTCGGCGAAGCGCTCCTGGATCTTCTTGCGCTGCTCGTCCTTCAGGAGCTGGTCGACCATCAGGACGCCCGTCGGCTTGCCCGCGGCCGAGAACAGCCGGTGCGACTGCGTCTGGGCGCTCTTGGCCTCGGAGGTCGTCGCGCGCATGTAGTCGAGGCGCGGCAGGCCGACCGTGCCGTTGCCGAGGTCCTTGAGGTGCAGGACGTTCTCTTCGGCGAGGAACACTAGGTCGTTCTCGATGCGGTACTGGTAGACGACCGAGCCGTCGTCGAGCACGGCCAGCTCGACCTGGTCGGCCGACATCGGCCAGAGCGAGATCGCCTCGCCCGTGCGCGGGTCGCGGTCGATGCGCGCGTAGGCGTTGCCCCGCAGGTCGTGGTTGAGCAGCATCGCGACCCAGAACTCGTACGGCGTCATGCGCTGGTTCGGCGACTCGTGCAGCAGCGTCCACAGCCGCGACTGGCGCGCCAGCGTCCGCCGGCCGTCCCGGCTCTCGTAGGCGAAGAACGGCAGGCTCGCGATGGTCGTCGCGCGGCGCGAGATGCAGGCCCAGACCGTCGAGATCTGCAGCGCGACGTCAGGCCCGACGAGCGCGGCATCCGGCACCAGCGCGGAGCTCGGCGCGCTGTCCTGCTTGCCCGTGCGGTCGGCGAGGGCGTTGCCGCCCGACAGCCAGCGGAAAAAAGTCGCGAATCGGTTCATGCGTTCACCCAATCGCCGGCGAGTCGAGGAATGCGTCCAAGTTCTGGCCCTCCGGGGCGAGCGAGGCGCGGGCCATCGCCATCAGCAGGCAGACCATGCCGTCGATCTTCTCGGCACTGCGGCGCTTGTCGGGCGCCAGGTTCATGTTCGCGTCGCGCCTCGGGACGAGGTTCGCCGCGTTCCAAGTCAGCACAGGGTCGCCGCCGTGCCGCAGTCGGCCGGCGATGTAGGCGCGCTCGAGCGCCTGAAACCCCGGGTGAAACGACTTCGGCCCCTGGATGAACTGCACCATCGGCAGCCCTGCTGCCATGAGCCGGTTCGTCAGATCCGTCGCGTTCCACGGGTCGAAGGCGACCTCGATCGGCTTGAACCGTTCGAAGTCGGCCATGACATCGCGCTCGACCACGGCGTAGTCGGTGACGTCGCCCTCGGTCTGCGTGATCAGCCCCTGCGCGACCCACGACCCATACGGGACAGAGCCGCGCTCGGTGCGCTGCGCGACCGCCGACTGCGGCACCCAGAAGCGCCCCCAGGTGTAGAACACCCCGTCGCGCTCCCAGACCATGCGCCAAGCGGTCATGTCGCGTGTCGACGCGAGGTCGAGCGCGGCCCAGCAGCGGGCGCCCTCGAGCTCGGCAAGGTTCACCTCGCCTGCGCAGCGCTTCCACCGGCGCAGATCGACCCACGCCTCGGCGGCTGCAGCGGGCCGGTTCAGCCGCTTGATGCGGAACTCGGCCAGCGTGCCCGGCTGCGCCTTGGCCTCGGCGGCGTACTCGCGCAGCTTCTTCAGCGACACCGAGACCCCGAGCAGCGGGTTCGCCTTGATCCACTTCGACTCGTCGAAATCGTCGTCGCCATCGTCGAGGCCGTAGTACACGGCCAAGTAGTGGTCCGCCTCGACCAGTCCCTCGAGGAGCTGGAAGGCGAACTTGCGCTGCTCACCCCACGGGCCCGGGTTCTCGTAGCCCTCGGTCGTCGTGTAAAGG